CAGATCGTCGGCAAGGTCGTCGAGCGCGAGGAAACGCCCGACGGCATGATGTTTACGGCCCGCATAAGCAAGACGCGCGCGGGCGACGAGGCGTTGACGCTGGCCCTAGACGGCGTGATTAGCGAGGTCAGCGTCGGCGTCACCCCGACGAAATTTAAGTACGACGACGACAACGTCATGGTGATCGAGTCGGCTAACTGGTCTGAACTGTCGCTGGTCAGCGAGGGCGCGTTCAGCGGGGCCGTGATCACAGACGTCGCCGCCAGCAAGCCCGACGAGCCGTCAGAGAGTATCCCACAAACCGACGCACAGGCCGATATACAATCAGAGCAAGCAACAGACAAGGACAAGACCATGAGCGAGACACAAGAAACCCCGGTCGCAGAGGCCGCAACATCGACCGTCGACAAACTTTGGGCGACCGCAAAAGTTGAACGCCAGTTTGCGATGCCGACACCCGGCGAATACATGGCCGCAATGCACATTGGCGGCGAGGCGTGGCGACAAGTCAACGCCGCGTACAAACAAAACATCGCAAAACAGCAAACGGCAATTCAAGCCGCGCTCGCGCAAGACTTGACAACAGACACGCCCGGCCTTTTGCCGACGCCCGTGCTCGGCCCCGTGTTCGAGGACTTAAACTTTGTTCGCCCGGTTGTCAGCGCGATCGGCGTGCGTGCGATGCCGAACGGAAACGGCAAAGCGTTCATCAGGCCGACGATCACGCAGCACACGACCGCCGCAACACAGACAGAAGGCGCGGCCGTGTCGTCGACAAAAATGACGATCGCAAGCAACAGCGTCACCCGCACGACAGTCGCTGGCGGCGTGTTCATTTCGCAACAGGACATCGACTTTTCTGACCCGTCGGCGCAAGAGAGCATTTTGCGCGACCTGACTGGCGAATACCTGATCGCGACCGACAACATTGCGGCCGACGCTCTCGTCGCCGGCGCAACGGCGTCAGGTTCGACGTGGACTGTCAACCAAACAAACCCAGCGTCTTTGATCACGGGTCTGTATGACGCGGCGCGCGAAATACAAGAGGACACGAACTTTACGCCGACGCACATTTTCGCGTCGCCCGATGTTTGGGAAAAGATCGGCCGACAGTTGGATGCCGACAGCCGACCCGTGTTTGGTTACGCGAACAGCCCAAGTCTGCTCGGCGTAAACGTGCTTGGCGCACAAAACGAACTGTCGTACCTTGGCACAAACGTCATGGGCTTGCAACTGATCGTCGACAACAATTTCGCGGCGAACACGCTGCTTGTCGTTAGGGCGACCGGGTTTGAGTGCTACGAGAACGTGCGCGGCATTATGACGAAAGAGGACCCCGAGTTGTTGGGTCGCAACTTCACCTACTACGGGTACTTTGCAACATTCGTCGCCGACGCGACGATGATCCAGTCGATCGCTATCGGTTAACGATCGGCGGTTTGACCGCTTATGGCAACATACAAAACCGCTAGCAAGCAACTGCTAGACAATTACGCCTGCCTGTCGACGCTCGAGGCGACGCAAATAACCGTTGGCGACAGCGTGACCGTAGGCAGTCTTGGCGCGCCGTTCAACGGCACGTTCACCGTGCTGGCCTGCCCGCAATACCTGTACACAGGCGTCAACAGCACCACCGGCGAGTTTGAGTACAACTACAACGTGCTTGTGCCGAACCAGTTGCTGTACGCATGCACCGGCAGCGACGTCGACTATGTGGCGATCTACACCGGCACGATCGCGTTTACGCCGACCTGCACATGGGTCACGGCCGCGCAACTAATCACATACTTAGGCGTGTCGATTACCGACCCGTCAGACGACTACACGCTGGTCACGCAGTCAGTCAGCGCGGGCAACCAGTTTTGCAGCCGTCGACGCGCAGAAGCAGGCTACGACGACGACCTGTCGACAAGCCCCAGCGGTGACGTCACGCTCGGCACGCTCATGTATTGCGCGGCGTTGTGGCGGTCGCGCGGGTCGTTAGAAAACGTGTTCGCGTCGTTTGACGGCATGGGCCAAGCGCCGCAACAATCGTTGACGCCGATCGTCAAACAACTGTTGGGGATTGACCGACCCGCGGTGGCGTAATGCCAGCACCATACACAGACCTGCTCAACGAGGCGCTAGAGGACTTGGCGACCACGTTAAGCGCCGTCAGCGGGCTGCGCTGCATCTCAGACCCAACAAAGATCGTGCCAAACTGCGTGTTCATACAAGCGCCGTCGTTTACGACGACGTTCGGCAACGGCAACATAGTACGCATGGATTTCCCTATAAAGATCGTCGGGTCGGGGCCGGCTGGCCTGCCCGTGTTGCGCGAAATTCTGCAGATCGCGTCAAGCGTGCTCGGGTCGACGGTCGTGGCCATGTCGGGCCGCCCCGGGTCGCTCGAGATCGGCGGGCAAGAATTCCCGTCGTACGACATGACCGTAGGCATGCAGGCGCAGACCGCATGATATCCACACGCCATGCACAGGTTCGTGGTAGAACTATTGCAAGCAACTAGAGAGGTCAAACATGCCAACAAGCACATTTCTTAGCAACGCAAAGGTACTCATCGGCACGTCGTCGGCGGCAACCACAGACATAACCGATCAGGTGTCGTCGGTCGTTTTAACGCAGAGCGTCGACGCGTTAGAAAAAACCGCAATGGGAGATACTGCCCGAAAATTTACCGCTGGGTTAGGCACGTCGAGTTGCACGATCACCGTGTACGCGTCGTATGCGTCAAACGAAAGTTACGCCGTGTTGCAACCGTTGGTCGGCGCGGCGGCCGTCTACGTCAAAGTCAACCCGACGTCGGCCGTCGACAGCGCCACTAACCCCGGATTTGAGATAAGTTCAAGTTTTCTAGCCCAGTTACCTGTGATAAATAGCAACATAGGCGAGTTGGCCACGTTCGATATAGAACTGCAGGGCGGCGATTTCACGATTGACACGTCGTCATAACAAACACGACTAAGGGAAAGGCAAAAAATGCGGTTAAAACTTAAGATCGATCTGCAGGACGGCGCGCCCGTACACGAGGTCACGACAAACATGGCGTGCATCTGCGAATGGGAGCGCACGGAAAACCGCAAGATCAGCGACGGCAAAGGCATCGGCTACAGCGACCTAGTTTGCTGGGCGCACTATCTTTTAAAACTTGCCGGGCAAAAACTGCCCGCCACATATCGGGAATGGGTCAAGGCAAACCCGAACATGACGATCGAGGCGGTCGACGAAACAGACCCAAACCGTACGGCGTAGGCAGTTACCGACGGCAACTAGCAGAACTGCTGGTCGCAACAGGGTACTGGCCTACGGCAGTCGAGTTTGACACCCGCGATCTAGTCACGGTGATTACGCTGTTGAACAGACAGAAAAGGTGAACCATGCCGGCAACAACAACAACTCAGGTCGTCGGCGTAAAAAACACGATCAACAGTTTGCGAAAGATCGACCCGCAACTGCAAAAAGATTTTAAGGCGCAGGCAACGCAGATAGCACAGCCAGCGATCAACGCGGGCAAGGCCGCGTACAAAGACGTGCCGTTGTCGGGCATGGCGCGCAAATGGCAACAAAACAACCGTCGCATATTCCCGTTCAGCGTCGCAAAAGCCGCGACTGGCGTACGCATGCGATTTGACACCCGGCGCAACGCGGTCGGCGTAATACTTATAGAGCAAAAAGACGTTGCGGCCGCCGTGTTTGAGACAGCCGGGCGAGCAAACGCAAACAAGTTAGGCAACTCGCTAGGGTTTGTCGGCGCTGGTCGCACACGTCTTATCGGCCCGGCCGTCTACAAGGCTCGACGCGGCATCGAGGGCGAAATCAAAAAGATGATTGCGGACACAATGCGAACCGTGCAAAAGGAATTGTGACATGGCGCTATCTATACCAATCGTTTCAGAATTTGACGGGAAAGGCATCGACAAGGCAATCCGCGAATTTAAGCAACTTGAAACCGTCGGCGAAAAGGCGCAGTTTGCGATAAAGAAAGCGGCCGTGCCTGCGGCAGCCGCGTTGACCGCCGTTGCCGGCGCGCTTGGCCTTGCGGCAAAAGCGGCGGCAGAGGACGAGCAACAGCAAGCGATTTTGGCCAACACGATGCAAAACGTCGTCGGCGCGACCGACGCGACCGTAGCGGCGACAGAAAACATGATTGCCGCCATGTCGAGGGCGACCGGCACGGCCGACAGCGAACTGCGCCCGGCGTTCGCCGCGTTGCTGGTCGGCACAAAAGACATAGGCGACGCGACAGACGCCCTGACGCTCGCGCAAGACGTGTCGATAGCGACGGGCATAGATTTGGCGACGGTCAGCGACGCGTTGAGCAAGGCCTACGCAGGCAACATGCGAGGCCTGCGCGCGCTGTCGCCTGAAATGGCCGGGCTGATAAAAGAAGGCGCGTCGCTCGACACGGTGATGCTGGCGTTATCCGACAATTTTGGCGGCGCGGCCGCACGATCGGCAGAAACGGCGGCAGGCAAATTTAAGATCCTAAAAAACAGTTTGGCTGAGACACAAGAAAGCATCGGCGCGGCGTTGTTGCCCGTGCTGCAAAAAGTGTTGCCGTTTTTGCAGGCGATGGCTGACTGGGCGCAACGCAACCCAACAGCGTTTTTGATTATTGCCGGCACAATATCGGGCGTGGCGGCGGCGATTATGGCGGTCAATTTTGCTATGGCGTTGAACCCGTTTGGCCTGATCGCGGTCGGCATCGCGGCTGTCGTGACCGGGCTGGCGATCGCGTACACGAAATTCGAGACATTCCGCAACATAGTCAACATTGTGTTGAACGGCCTGATCGCAGGGTTCGAGTTGTTCGCAAACAGTTTCATCAACGCGATCAACACGATCATCAGCGGCATAAACCTGTTGAACCCGTTTAGCGACATCGGCAAACTGCCGACCATATCGTTGGGTCGTATCGGCACAGGCGGCGCGTCAACCAGCGCGACGACGGTGGCGGCCGAGACACGCACGGCAGACCGTGCGGCGCGCGAGGCTGGCGTAACCGTGCCGACGTTTGCCGCGCCTGTCGGCGTGCGCGGCGGCGGGGGTAGGGGCGGCGGTGGCGGCGGTGCTGCCGTTGTCGGTGGCGTCATGGCCGTCGGCGGCGCACAAGTAGGCGCGTTGACGACGTTCGGCGTGGCCGAGCGCATCGCCGCACGGCAGGCTAGCAACGTCACCATTAACGTGACAGGCGGCCTGTCGACGAGCGCCGAAATTGGCCAAAACGTGCTAAACAGTTTGCTGGCATATCAGCGCTCAAACGGGCCGCTTGATCTACAGATTGCGGAATAATGCCCGGCACAGCGGTCATAAACAGCGGCAACTACACGCTCGAGATTGACACAGGGTTTCAATACAACGCGTTCACGCTTGACAGCGCCACAAAAGGCCTGTTGAACGGCACGACGTTTGTGCTCGACGGCACGCAACAGTTTGCCGACGTGACTGACGGCGTGAACGTCATCAACGTTCGACGCGGCAGACGCGACGTAGGCGACCAGTTCAGCGCCGGCACAATGACGTTCACGATGCTCGACACGACAGGCGTGTTTAACCCGTTCGACACGGACAGCCCGTACTACGACCCGTCAAACGATGAACCCGGGCTTGCGCCAATGCGTCGCGTGCAACTTGCCCGCTACAGCGACGCCAACGTCAAAGAATATTTGTTTAAAGGCGTGATCGTCAATTACAACTACAATTTTGCGCTCGGCGGTCTTGACACCGTGACCGTGTATTGCGCCGACGACTTCTATTTGTTGGCACAAACATACATGGACGAGTTCAACGTGACTGAACAGTTGTCGAGCGCGCGCCTGTCGGCTGTGCTCGATCTGCCCGAAGTCAATTACCCGGCGACACGCGACATAGCCACAGGCACGCAGACGCTTGGCGGCGCGGCCGCGTTCACCGTAACGCAAGGCACAAACGTTCTCGGATACTGTTCGCAGATCAACGAGGCCGAGCAAGGCAGACTGTTCATATCGCGCGACGGTTTGCTGCATTTTGACAGCAGGCTGGGTAGCACGCTCGACCCGGCTGTTGCAGACTTTCACGACGACGGCACTAACTTTAAGTACAACGGCGTCGGCGTCACGTTCGAAGCCGATCAGGTAACTAACCGGGCGGTCGTGCAAATACTTGGCAGCAATAACCCGCAAAGCGCCGACAACGCCGGCAGTCAAGCAAAATATTTTGTGCAAACCTACAGCATCACCGACAGCCTGTTACACAACGACGCCGCCGCCTTGACGCTCGCCCTGTACCTGCTCGACCCCGAACCCGAGGCCCGATACACGTCGCTAAATACTGAAATGATGCTGTTGACTACCGCGCAAAAAGACGTTGTGGCGACGCTCGAGATCGGCGACACGATTGCCATAGAGAAAACGTTTCCGAGTAGCGGCGGCGGCACGACCGAACTGGCCCAAGATTTGAGTATCGAAGGCATCGAACATACGATCAGCGTTGACCGGGGACATGCCATAACCCTGTTTACAGCCCCAACAATCGTCGTATATGAATTGATACTTGACGACACGACTTACGGCACAATGGATACCGACAATGTGCTGGGGACATGAGGTAAAGTAGGCGACATGGGTGCAAACGCGCAAACATCAGTACCGTTATTTACGGCAGGCGAGGTCTTAACCGCGGTCAATCAAAATTTGAGCGCCGGCACGGGCGTACCTGTTTTTGCGACAACCGTAACGCGCGACGCGGCGTTCGGCGGGGCAGGCGAAAAAGTGTTAGCGGAGGGTCAACTCGCCTACATCGAGGCCAGCAACGTCGTGCAATATTACGACGGCGCGGCTTGGGCAACGGTCGGCCCGTCAACGGCTGGCGGGTTAACTTTAGTGAGCGCGACGACTATCGGGTCGGCGGTTTCGTCGGTGACGGTTTCTAGTGCGTTTAGTAGCACATTTGACAATTACAGGATCACGCTTAACGGCGGCGTAGCGTCAGGCAATATCACCATTAGTCTCAAATTGGGTAGCACGGCGACGGGATATTTTTCTTTCGGCGTTTTTGGTTTTGCAAATAGTGCGACCGTGAACGGATTGAACTCGAATAACAGTTCTTCGTGGGGTGCGTGTTGGACGGGTGAAACTACTAACTTGAGCGGTTTTTGCGACCTATATAGCCCAAATCTTGCTAAGACAACTGGCATTAGTTCTTGGCGACCCGCTCACGCAGTAGGGACGGCGCAATATGTTTTTACAGGTTTTGAGAATTCAACTACTCAACACACGGCATTTACCGTTTCGGCTGATAGCGGCACGATGACAGGCGGCACTATCAGGGTTTACGGATATCAAAACAGTTAGGTGAAAAATGGCGATATACAAAATACAAATTGACAACGAGGTACGCGACGCAACAGCGGCCGAGGCCGCGGCGATTGACGCGCAACGGGCCGAAGTTGCCGCACAAGCCGAAGCCGTTGAAGCAAAAGCCGCTGCCCGGCAAGCCGTGTTTGACAAACTCGGCTTGACCAACGATGAGGCAAACGCGCTATTTGGCTGAACATGACGCAAAAAAAAATGAACAAAAAAAACAGGCAGATCGGCGACCAAACCACAAAAGGCGGTTTGATTGGTTTGTTCATATATTTTGCTACGACAAACAACGTTGACCCGGCGCTGATCGCGTTGCTCGTGCCGATCATCTCTAGCGTGCTGGCGTGGCTATCGACAAAGATCGGCGACCCTGATTTGGCGTGTTTGTTCATACCTAAAGACAAAAAATGACGCGACCGTACACGATCAGCAAACAGCCGGTCGTGACCAGCCCTAAAGCGGGCATGGCTAAATGGGTCGAGTTGTGTTGCAGGCACAGCGACGGCAGTTTGTGGAATAACGGCGTGTGGGTCGTGCGCGACATGCGCGGCAAACCGGGCGTAGTCAGCAACCATGCGCGC